GCCATATCCCCTGTTTATCGATAAGGCGCATTTCTATTTCAGTGAATACATCGTTCTTTTGTGGTTCCTCATCTATCCAGATAAAATCTACCTTTGCTCCCTGAAATTTCTTACGACCAGAATCAACGGACTTAAACCATACTTGCCACTCACGGCCATCAGCCTTTAAATGCCACATGAAGTTTTTGCCATTCCACTTACCGTTGTCCGTATATCGTTTTGGTATAAATTGTTCAAAGTACGGACGCTCAACGGACTCTATCATCTTGCTGTCAGCACCGACAATCCATGCAATGCCCTTTTTGGGGCTTTTGTATGTTGGGTGGTCACCTGTTACTATAAGTGCAGTTATAAATGCACCTATAGCGGATTTACCTATACGGTTAGCACCGCAAGCGATACAGCCTTTATGTTTAGGCATATTCCATATTATCCTAGTTTGCCAACTCTCCGAACCGTCAGACCTGTTCCTATACGGAACCATTTTGTAATAAGGCTCGCTCGCGCGTTTCAAAGTTTCCTCTACCAAGCGTTTGTTCCTCATTATCCAATTCAAAGCCTTTTTCCCCTTTGACGTACGAATCGACATAGCAGCAATCTCTTTGAGCTTCGTCAATTTGTCTAAAGAGTTCTTCATCCGATGATATGGAAATTGCAAGTGTTGTATCTTGTTTTTGTGGGGCATAGAGGCCATATATTTTTATCACTTCCTTTAATGCTTCCATTCTAGTTTTACTGTCAGGAACTTGTCTTATAGAAGTAGAGCCGTTTGCCGCTGTCATTACAATGGGCTTTGTTGCATCTAGCGCTCCAACAAGTTTTGACACTGTACCTTTTACACCGTTGAGCTTACTATCTTCTAGATGCATTACGGCCATTTGCCTAAAGTCGTCACGCTGTTTATAGTTATGCAATGTAGAGCGATGCAACCCAAGCTCTTTAGAGCATTGGTTCATACTCTTGCCTTCGATAATATTTTTTTCGAAGAACTTGAGCATGTTCATCTGTGCTTCTGTTTTAGAGTTTTGGCCTTTAGGCATTGTCTGTCTCCAAACGAACCGGTGTTGCACTATTGGGTGTAATTTTTATTGGTTTAGGCTTATTTTTTGACCCTACTTTTGGTCCGGACTTTGCTTTAGGGCCACGCTTTCTCCCTGCTATATGCGGCTTTTTAGGATGTAAGCCGAATAGCTTTTTCGGGTCAGGAGTGGTTATTTGAATACCGTATGACATTAAAACAATACATTCGGTGCAAATACCAACATCCTTTTTTTCGGGGTCAATACGTCTTAGTAAAACACCGTCCCTTCGGTTACCGCAACACTCACACACCTGCTTACGTGAGGCACGCTCATATAGCCGTGTTTTGTATTTTACTCCATCATGTTCAAATCTAACTAATACCGACATAATATTTCCTTTCTGTTTTTTAGTAAGGTCTGATAAATACTTTTGCAATTCCGTCAGCATCTGTAGATGTTATTCCTGTAACCAATGCTACAATATGCTTAAAGCCCATAGAATCAAATTTTAGTGTCGATATACCATCAGACATATCTGATATTACTGCTGCTGTATGTTGGCTTGCCGTTGTTTCTGTCCAAGTATCGACATAAAAATAACCGTCATCGCTTACGGCCTCGTCTGTTGTTCCTGTATATACTCCCAAAAATTCTGCATCGCCTTTATCTGGGTACCCCCACAGTTCCAATATAACCGTATCATTATCAACTTGTGAACGCGCAGTAACAGAAATATTGTTCGTAAACTCATTTAGTTCTATTTGGTTGTCTGTTAAATTTGCAATACGATATGCTTGGTTTAAATTTGCAGAACCAATCAAGGTTGTGTCTTCGCTAGCGTTAGCCGTAGCACATACTTGCCTTGGTTGTGCCTGTTTTACATTATTATATCCCATTTTTTTATCCTTTCTGTTTTAGTGCTTCAAAAAATTCTGTTATTGCCGCTTTAGCAAAAGCGAATAAACCACTTTTGTCTCCTAAAAGCAATTTTTTTATTTGTTTTATATCCGTATTTGACAATTCTACCACCTTTCCCTTGTTAATTTCCCTTGCCACTTCCACCAAATCCAGATTAGAAATCTGCGTATATATAATATTCGCTATAGCCTTATGGATTGGTGTTTCTGCTTTTGCTGGTTTACCATCGATATCCAGCAACACGATTTCTTTAAAATTTATTTTCATTCTCATTCTCCTTTTACATATCTAAAACATTTAATTTTCCTTTTAATACCTGTTCTTTTGTTAAAAGTTCCGTCCGTCTATCTGCGGTTCTCCGGATTTCCTCGTTTATACGTGCGAGTTCTTCCTGTAACCGATGACGGGGTACAGTTTGTATGACAGTGGTTTCCACTTCCAGATTGTCACTATCAACTTTAGTTACTTTTTCTGACATAATATTCTCCTTATACAGTTAATAGCAAACCATATCCTTCAAGGTCTGCCAGTAGAGTATTAAATTTAGTTGTTATATCTGCGAGAGTTCCATCCGCATCAACTATGTGAGCCTGTTGTGCTTGAGGAGCGATATTAAGACCGAAACTCGCTGCATTAATCCGGATTGTTTGTGATGCCGGTGTAGCCGCCATAACACCATACATGATTGAATTGGTTATTTCAGTAGCAGCATTTGCTCTTTGTTGGTTATCTACAATTAGTAAATTGCTTAACGTAGTTTGCCTATAACCTGCATTAGCACCTAAAAATATATTATTTCCGCCGTTGGTTAATAAATAACCAGTTTGGTGACCCATCAATACATTATAATCGCCAGAATCAATACTGAAGCCGGCTTCAAAGCCAATGAAAGCATTATAAGCATGGTCTTTTGCAGACGCTCCGCTTCCGTATCCTGCTCGATATCCTATAGCGATATTATAGCCCGAACCCCCTTGAGAAGTATATAAAGTCCTATGTCCTATTGCAACATTACCATTTGTAGTTGCGTCATAACAGGCTTGATAACCCAAAATGATATTATAATATTTAGCACCCAAATCATTACCGGCTTGTCCACCAAGAATAATATTATTTTCTCCGGTAGTTAAATTATAACCTGCACGGTAACCTAATAGAACATTATGTTCTCCGTTAGTTAAATCATATCCTGCCTGATAGCCCATTATTATATTATAATCACCAGAGTCTATAGAATATCCTGTATCATAGCCTATAATAATATTATAAGCATGGTCGTTTGTAGATGCCCCATTTCCATATCCTGCCCGATACCCTATGGCAATATTGTAACCGGAGCCACCCTGAACAGTATATAAAGTTGAATTTCCTATTGCAATATTGCCATTTGTAGTTGCATCGAAACAGGCACGATAACCTAAACAAATATTATCAGAATTTCCATTAAAATCATAACCTGTTTGACGGCCAATGATTACATTACGTAATCCTGACGAGATTTTATAACCTGCATTATAGCCAATAACAATATTATCATCTCCTGTAGTAATACCCTTACCGGCAGCACTTCCTATGAAAATATTTTGATTGGCCCCTGCTTGTATATCGGCTCCGGTATTAACGTCACCAATGATAAATGTTCTTGTATTTTGAACCGAAAGAATCATATCATTAATTGTTCCGGTTGTAGAAAAATTTTCATTGCCAAATGATATATCGCCACCACTGGCATAAATAGTCAAATCACCACTAGAACCAACGTTAAAAGTAGCATTATTTGAACCATCATAATTTATTTGCAGCTGCGTTGCTGTGTTCAGGATGTCTAATGGTGCTCTCATAAAGGTAGAATAGAAAATATCTAACCCCACATTTACCGGTATTCCGCCTATTCCTACACGGTTACTGCCATACTCAGTCCGCAAAACATTGCTTGTTGTGATAAGGTCGCCGTTCAAAGTTAAAGTATTAGCTGTAAGCTGCATAAGGTCTGTATCGCCCGATATACCTATATCGCTTGCTGTTATAAAGGAATTGCCAGTAATAACACCTGTTGTTGTTAGATTTTCATTCCCGAAGCTGATTGTACCACCGCTATCGGTTATATTACCATCAGCCAAGGTTAAGGTGCCGATTGTAGAGCCTGTGGCTAAAGTAGCTACTCCTGCTCCCAAAGTACCTGTTGTGACCAGATTCTCGTTACCAAACGATATAGAACCCCCAGAATCGGTTATAGACCCATCTGCTAGGGTTAGAGTGCCTACAGTGGTACCAGAGCCAAACTCACAAGCTCCTGCTTGCAATAGTTTGTAATTGCGAAAGTTCCAATTACCGCCTAAAGGTACGGAACCATCAGATAATAATTCGGTTACAGGCATATAAAAACTCCACGATTTGGATACACATTATACCATACCTTGTTAGTTTTGTCAAGAACCTTCTTTTATGTT